GACAGCGCCAGAGCCTTATGCACTACGCGCACCAGGTCAGGATGCACGCCTTGCAACCGCTGGCGAGAGCGTTCACCGAATGAGAAGGCTTTGGTCATGGTGTAGACGGCAATCCGTCAATCTGAGGAAATGGAGTGGTAATTTCTCCACGGTTCTTCCGGCGTTCAAGCTTTCCTTCGCGGGCCAGTTGATCGACCACCGCGCCCCTTGACATCGCAGTGCTCATATCTGCCAGTTTTGCCGTGAGCGTTGTCACCGTCTCGCGCAGCCTGTCAATCTCAGTACGCAAGCGCCCAATTTCCTCATGCAATCTTGCATTCTCGGCCCTGAGGCCTTCCATTGCGACCTGCATTGATTTGTGCGCTGATGTGTCGGCTGCGTCATGTGCCACGGCTCGACGTATTTTGCTCCAGAGCAAAATAGCCCCAGCAAAAGCGCCAGCGCCGCCAGCAATCGCGTGTTCAGTGGTGATGCTATCAAATGGCATTGCGATGTCCTATTTCATGAAAAGCGGCAAAGCAGCGAGAAAACCGCCGCCGATTGTAGCCAAAGCGTCCATGAGCTCAACGCCATGCGGGCCTTTGCGGATTTCTCCTGTAGCCCTCCAGTTCACCCATGCGTCATGCACCTCTTTGACCACACCCAAGATGGCCACCGCCAAAAGTGCAAACCATACCGAAGTGAGCATGTACGCCGCCACAAAAGCGACAGCGCCGTAGATGATGTGAAGTGCTTTATCGTGAGGAATGATAATCATAAATTTATGGGCCTACAAAATAAGTGCAAAAGAACCTAACATAAGATGAAGTTCCCCAAGTTGACGTTGGATATGTGCCGCCAATGTTTCTTGACGCTCCTGTATTGTCTGGCGCAAATAACTCAAATGTATTATTGGTTGCAGATGGATTTTTTCGCACAGAAAAAACTGCCGCAGCATTACCAAGATTATTTGTCACATATCCAGAGCCGCATTGTTGAACAGGCGCGAATGGATTGTCAGTCAGTGGAGGAGCGCCAAAAAACCAAGACCCGGTTCCAGCAGATGTTGTGTCACCAAATGACAATTCAACACTGACAGTAATAGTTCTGCCATTCCGCGACCAAAGCCCCCTAAGTGATCCATTGCCCAAAGACGGGGCAGTTCCGCTTGATGTCCAAGTTGGCACGTAAAACTGCGGTTTTGTGTACCAATCATTCCCAGAGCCATTGTCTGTAATGTTGTAGTCTGGGACTTCGCATTGAAACAAAGTATTAGAGCAAGTCAAAATAACAGGAGAAGCAAAAACATTATTCTGGATTTGATGTGATGACCCTGCAATTGTCACAGTTCCGGCTGCGGCACCAATCCGCATATTTGTAATCATTACCTTGCTTGATAATGCGCCAAATATAAGTCCGTTGGAATATCCGCCAGTTACATAAAAATCAGAACATCCCCCAAAGTTGTAAAGCGTACATCCTTTTGATTCGCAATTAGTAAAGTGTCGTGATGTTGCAGCAGTGTCAGTTGCCGCAACATGAACCGCTGCTTGAGTGCCGACAGCGCCAAGAGTGTAGAAATCACACAAGACTGCTCTGAAAGTAGAACCTGCGTTTGGCGTTGTGAATTTAAGACAGGCAAGAGGGAAGTCTGTAATCTCCGCATTCAACATATATGACGCTGGTGAAACTGCATTTGACATGATGACGCCATTGCCACCGGTGTATGTGGCGCCTTGTCCGTCAATCGTCAATCCTTCGATGCCACACCAACCACCAAAAGAAGATATAAAGTCCCCATTGTGAGCACGCAGAATAATGGTATTTTTTTTGCCTGAACCTTTAATAACTGTTTTATCTTGCACAATCAAAGGTGAAGATGTGCGATATGTTCCAGAGGGGCATTGAAGTTCGCCGCCAGAAATGGAACCGAGATATGCAAGTGCAGATGCAAAAGCTGCCGTATCATCTGCCACCCCATCCCCGACAGCGCCGAAGTCTTTGACGCTGACAACATCCCGCATCTTGCTCTGCACTGTGCGAGCTACAGCTCCAGTGCCAGCCTGCAAGAATCCAACCAAAGATGATCCGCCAGAAGCTGCGAGGCTGGATTGCAAATTAGAAAGCGAAGTGGCATCTAGCACGCTGAGAACTGTGCGGCCCTGCTTGTCCTTCACCGTCAGCGAGAAGTCTTCAGCCGATGTATAAACCCGCGCAGGCGTGCCACTTCGCACAATGTAGCCGTTGAGCGTGCGAAGCGGCTGCGCGGCTGGAATGGTGCCTGCATCGTCCCAATAGATTGCAATGGGGTTCGTTTCCGGGTTCGTGTTGGCTGTGCCGATGTAAACGGAACCATCATCAAGCGGCGAGCCGTTTGTGTCGAACAGTTGCTGAAATGGGGATTGAATTTGAAGCATGGTGAGCCTTGCTGTTCAATGGATGGGGTGGATTATGGCTGCACTTGCGGTTCAGCTGCTTGCGCTGTGGCTTGCATTGAGTTTTGAAGCCAGGCGATGCGATAGTCCAAAGACTTCGGCATTTTGACCGCATTGGCGAATTCTGAAAACGCTGCGCTCATTGCTGCACGCCGAACGACTTGCCTGCTTGGCTGGCCTGCGGTTGTGGCCGCTTTGACTGCCAACTCTTGAAATTCTGGAGATGCAAATAGCTTAGAGGCCTTTTGCACGCCTGAGCCTTTTGCGCCTGCCATGAATTGAACAATGTCAGGTGCAATGACTGCGCCACCTGGTATCAATCCGGCTGCGCCAGTGGTAACTCTTTGAGCAATACCATTTGACATAACATTACCAATCAAGCCATCTACAGCAGCTTCGCCAAGAATCTGATTAGCTTTGCCGGTTGTAGGAATGCGGGCTTGTGCATCTGCTACCCGGCGCGATACTTCATAGAGATCACGTGCTGTTCTATCCCATTCCGGCCCCATGATCTTGACCATCTGAGAGTAAACCGGAGGATTGGCGCGCAAGCCTCGATAGACTTTGGTGTATTCACTTGGGCTGAACACGGTTTCAGCCGCACCAATAGCGCGGCCTGTAGCCTTGCCAGCCGTGATAGATGCAAGCGCCGTCGAAACGGTTTCTTTTTGCAGTTCTTGAGGAACCACCTTCATCAGCTTGTTGAAAGCAGCCGCATCGCCCTTGGATGCTGTGGCAATAGCCGTTTGCATCTTTTGAGCCACGCTTCCATCAATTTCTTTGCCGAATGCGCCAATAATGCGCTTTTCCAATGCTTTCTTTTTTGCAGTCAAAAGATTGGCCGCACGCAATTCAGTTCGCAATGCTTCACCACCAATTGTGCCAACATTGGTTAACTGATCTTCTGCGATTGCACCGTATAAACGCTTCAATGAACCAGCTGCCATATTTCCATATGGCGACTCTTTCCCGGCCATCGCTTGACCAATCAAGTCTTTTTCTCGCAAAAGACGCCCATAAGTAACATTTGGGTCTGTTGCCAAGTCATAGAGCTTTTTTTCTTGTGCAGTGAATCCTTTTTCACCCACTTCAGACAAAATTTCATCCAATGTCTGCGTAAGTTTTGGAAATTCAACCGACGCGGTTTTTGGCACAGCACTATCAACACGGTCATATATTGATTTGGCTTGAGACTGTAGTTCGCTCTGCGTCTGCTTGAGATTGTCCAAAATGCGCTGCGAAGTCATGCCAGGCGCTGGCCTGCCTTCAATGAATGCCGCGTCAGATTGTTGCGATATCTCGTCGGCCTTTTGCATGAATTGGCGAACGGTTGCCTCCCATGCGGCTTCAGCTTCTCCACCAACCTTGGCGCGAGTCAACCCGACTGCGGCACGCACTTGAGGGCTATCACTGAACACATCAACCGGAAGATCAACGCCCAACCGTTCGGCGGCTGCGCGAGCCTCTGCATTGACTTGTGCCATATCCGCCAGCTTTGCTTTGGCCGCAGATGATCCAGGCCCAAAACCTTGCGCCTTGCGTGCCAAGTTCAAAACGTCAATTGCGCCTTCGGCTTCAGTGGCAGCTACCAATGGAGCCGCAGCACCAGCCGCAGGAGCCGCTGCCATCGGTGCTTGCTGTGCAGTGCCAGCCGCTTCAGCACGCGCAGCCTGCGCTTGCATACGCTGCGCCAGTTCTTCAGCCGGTGGGCGAATGATCGAGACTTGAGGCGGTGGCGGCATTTCAGCCGGAATGGCGCGGCGTGCAGCCGCAGCAGCGCGGCCTGCTTGCACAGCCTGCTTGCCAGCAGTGGCAACTTTCCCCAAAGCTCCACCTGAAAGAATATCAGTGCCAATTTGCGCTGCAGTTGCCAATCCAGGCATTCCACGCTCAGCTAATGCACCTCCTATAGTCTCCCCAGGAATGGCTAATACTTCTGCCGCTTTGCCAATACCTTCAACCGCTGCCTGAGCAGTTTTCCCACGCGGCGCAAAGGTTAGCATTTGCTGCCATTCTTGTACGGCTTGCGCGGCTTTTGCAGGGTCTTGAGTAATGCCGAGTTCAATCAATCCACGAATTCCGGCTGGAATTTGCGCAAGCAAACCAGAACCCAATGTCGCACTAATTTGCATTGGAGCAGTTACTTCAATAGCTCCTTGTTTGAATACATCCAACGCAGATTTAGGTGGCTCAACAGGCGCTGCAGGCGCCTGAGCTTGTGGCTGTTGTGCAGCAGGTTGCGCCGTAGAACCGCCCGCGCGAATCGAAGCAACCCGAGCCTTCAATTCAGGAGAGTCAGGCGGCACATCATCTGGAATGTTGTCGATGGTGATGCCATCTTTGGTAGTGATTGAATATGGCATGTTAGTAGCTCACTACTACGTTGCGTTGTTGTGCGGTAGGAACTTTATAATCTTTTGGAGCAGCTCTGCCAGCTCTAGCTTGCAAAGATTGAAGATACATTGGAATCGCGTCTAATTTTTGCTTTTTTGTGGCTTCATCATCACTCCATACAGGAGTCAATTCAGCTACCTTTTGTGCTGCTTCTTCTTTATTAACCCCGGCTCCAGTTGCGGCTCTCAAAAGTGCTTCAGATAATGAACTAGTTGCTTGAACAAATTGTTGGCGCTCAGGGCTTCTTACAATGCCTTTCAATGGTTCAAGAGCAATAGTTTCCATTATGCCTGGGGCTTCTGCTTTTGTTGGCTTACCTTCTTTCGTATACATTGCCTTTAGCATATTCGTATATGCATTAGTTGCTTGCGCCAACCATCCAGCAGCCTTTCGTTCATCTTCAGTTGCTGCCCCAACAGTAGTTTGCCCACCTCCTTTGCTTGGCAATGGCAAACCTTTTAATGCGGCATCAAAATCCAAACGCAACAGTCTTCCTTGCTCCTTCAGATTAGAAGTTGAAGCGAGTGATTGACTTGTTTGTGCTTGAGTCAATCCAAGATCAGCAGCTTTTTGTTTCAATGCAGCCATCTTTTCTTGTTCAATATATTGAGCCTCAACCTTAGCTTTTTCAGCTTCACTTGCAGCCTTAGCAGCCTTCGCCTCAGCCTCGCGCTGCCCCGCCTCAGCAGAGCGTTGTAAGGCAATGTTATCCAGCATCTTTTTGGATCTTTCTGGATCCATTTGAATCAATGTTGCACCCATTTGCAGCATGAGTTGCTGCCTTGATGTCGGGTCTTCGATCTTTGACAGCACATCACGTATCTGAGGCGCTTTTGATGGGTCGGTGTTCTCTGCGGCTTGAAGCTGGGTTTGAAGCATGGTTTTCGCTGCTGCCACGCCTTCTGGCGTATTCATGGCAAGTGCGCTATAAACGCCGGAGATGTTGTTAAACCCGGCTTCTTTCTTTGCCGTGTCCATGCGCCCAATGCTTTCAGACCAGGATTTGTAGTTGCCAGGGTCAATGAGAGAGAGCTGCTCATAGTCGGATGGCTTCACGGTTCCGGCCTGAATCTTGGCCATGAGGCTGCCCATGAAAGCTTGGCGCTGTTGCGCTGCACGCTGCGCCTCAATCGCCGCCGCCTGGTCTTGCTCACGCTTGCGAAGCACGTCCACCATCTGAACGCCTTGCAAGAAAGACTGCGCCGGGTTGGCTACTTGGTCGATTGTGTAGTTGTATGGTGCGGGCATGTTACAGGCTCCCTTGCATCAGGAAATTGGTGAATCCAGAACTGCCAGATCCAAAGTCTTGCAAGCCACCGCCGCTGCCATACATGCCCCCCAGGCCCTGCATCAATGCCCCTATCATGCGTTGCTGCGCTGCGCCTTGAGCCATGATGCCGCCAGCCCTAGCTGCGCCCATCTGGCCAAGAAGCCCTGCAATGTCGCGCCCGGTTTCCATGCCCGCTGCACCAACGCCAGCCGCGCTGCGCTGGCCTAGAGAGGTCATGCCGCCGAGTCGGTTGTATTGATCTTGAATGGCCTGAGAAAGCATCTGCGGCCTGAACTGAGCCATTGCGCCTTGCAGGTTGCCACCGCGCAGCCCGCCTGTAGCCGAAGCGTTTTGCAGCATGGCATTCTCGCCCTGCTGAATCATGGCTTGGAATCCAGGCTGATTCTGAATGGCATTGATTGCCGCTTGCTGAGCTTCTGGGCCTTCAAGCCCCAACAGAGCTTGCTGTTGTTTCAGTGCTGGCAAACCGGCTTGAGTGTATGGCTCAAGCAAACGGCGCATTTCATCGAATTGTCGGCGCTGCTCATCAATGCCACCTTGCGCGGCTTGTTGCTGTGCGCTTGATGCTTTGCTTGCGGATTTGCGTTGCTGCTCTGCTGCTATTAAGCCAACTGCTGCCGATGCGACTGCGCCCCAAGTCATAATTTATCCCCTTCTGTAAGCGCCGGAGCCTCATCAAAAGACAAGGCGATAATTTCGGCTTCAACATCCTGCACCGTCTTTTTGTCGGTTGGATGGTAGGTTGTCCAAATGGTATCGGTGACAGCAAAAACAGCGCGTTTCGTCCACGGTTGCGACACAAAATTCACAGGCCCATTGAGCGATTCAACGCCAAAAGGAGTTGCCACCACCACACTGCCGCTGAGAATCGTATTCACATGGGCGTGCCTGTGAATTTTTCCGATGATGATCGTGCCAGCGGGAATGAATATCTCACGAGCATACAAGCCAGGCGCCCAATGATGCTTTATTGGGCATGTGTCATCCGTGTTTCCAGGCTTGAAGTCTGGATTGTCTTGCCTTACTGCATCAATCAATGCGTGTTCAAGATTGACAATCTTTTCACGCGCAGCCAATACCGCAAGTTCGTGCAATGGCTTGATTGTTGGCAACATCAGGGCATCTCCGGCTTTTGTCGCGCCGATTGTAAGCGTTAAGTTACCTCACGGCCAGAGATGCGAAGCGTCAGCGCCGTTGCTGCACTGGCCACGGTGGAGATGAAGTCACCAGGCCCGATGATCTGACCAATCAGTTCCGGGCACAGATATGTTTCATCCGGCACTACGGTTCGTGTGTCAATCATCAGGTTGGCATTCGATGCGCTGCCGCCACTTGGAACCAGGTTCACCGAGAAAGTGCGGTTTACAGTGTCCGTGTTTGTCACGGTTGCCTTGTCAATGATGACGCGAGCGCCTAATGGAGCTGTGTATTGCGTTGTTGCGGTTGCCGCCATTTGAACAGGCTGCACCAGCACGCGAAGGCTAACGGTCATTTTTGGGCCTCAGTAGGTTTTGATGTTGTTGGAAACGGTCAAGATGACGGACGGAATAGCGGGCACTGGTGCGGCTGCGGCTTGGGCCACCAATTGAACGGCCACATCGCTCACAGACCACATCAATTCAAAGTAATCGCCAGACTTGAACTCATAAAAGAAGTTCCAAGCCGCCACAAGCTCGCCGTCTGTACCCTTAAGCCGCACTTGGCTTGCAGAATTGGCCACGTTCGTACCATTCACCCGCAGCCAGATAAAAGCCAGATGATTGCCGCCGCTGGTGTTGTCTAGCTGTGCGCTGAATTGGATGTTATACACGCCTTCTTGACTAATCAAGATGCGCGATGTCGGCGTGCCACGGCTAACGCCAAAGCTCAAGTCTGTAGTGTTGAAGGTGATCGCATAGGCTGTATTGATAGCCGCTGCGGTCTGAGTTGTCGTGTCAAAGAATGATCCGAAGTAGGTTCGTTTCGATGGCACCGCAGGTGGCGCTACAGATGCAAGTTCTACATAATGACGCAAAGCCTCAGCCGCTTGCAGCGCTTGGGTTGCTTTTGCATCTGCTGCACTTGATGCAATAGCCGCATCTTGAATGGCTTGTGGCAGGGCCGTTAAAGCCTGCACCGCTGTGGCCTGGGCATTGCCTGCTTGCAGTAATACCTGCTCAACCACATCAGGAGCGATGCTCTCCACAATCCCAAAGAGATTTTCAAAAGCCTTGATCTGCCTTTGGTCTTTTAGGAATGTGGCCAGCTGGTCGCGTGTGAGCCGAAGAGGTGGGGTGTTTTCAATGGCCATATCACACCGCCAAAGGCTCTAGCTTCGCTTCTAGGCGCATGACGGAGATGTGTGCATCAGAGTCCCCACGGAACCGCTGAATGCGTTTGTCGCGCATCATGCCTTGCTGCCACCACACCAGGCGCTTGAGCCTTTCGCCTTGCTTGCCTGCGCTTATGTATCGGTCTTGGCTCCAAGTCACTCCGTCCAAGCTGTAGCTGGTGCTGATTTGCGGATTTGAGCCAAGTGCAATACGCCCGGTCAAAGATGCAAGCTCAAGCTCCTGGAACAATGCGCCTCGCGCTTCGTTGTAAACGATAGGCGTTGAGAATTCCCAGCGGCACTTTTCGCCCCAATGCGACGATGTTTGACGGTCAAGGCATCCGATGTTGGAATAGGTTTGCACTTCCGTGGCCAGCACAAACAGACTATCTTCCGTCTCCAAAGTGTCGCCAGTTTCAGCGGTGATGAAGTCGAAGTCTGAATAGGTTTCAGCACTTCCCACCATCCATTTGTCATTGCACCAAACCAGGTTTCGTGCCGGATAGATGCCAGATTCTGCAACGCCACCGATTAGCGTAAACCACACGCGCCGCTGCATGAGTTCGCTTGCAGCATGGTCATAAACTAGGGTTTTGTCCGGCAGATGCACATAGAGAAGCTTATGGCCCACATCAATGCGGGCTTCAAGTTTCACTGCTGACAATTCTTCTTCGCTGTATTCTTGCAGCGTCAGCGCGATTTCTTGAGTCGCAATGGATTGAGCATTGGCATTTGAGGCGAAGTAGATGCTTGGTGATTCATTGCGCCCGCTGCCCAAAAATGCGATGGTTTCGTCAAAGTTGCAGCAGGCGTGCGTGCCAACGCATCCCTTTTGCACCTGTGCCCCCTCAATGCGCTGGAACGGGAACAAGTCTCCGCCTACGTTATCGAATACCTCGATAGTGTGTCTGTTCAGCGCATAGACTTCGTTTCGCAGCTTGATGATTGCGACGATTGGGTCAGGGTCGGCTTCGCTGCTGCCATATTTCAGGGGGTTGACCGATAACGGGTCGTTGAGCTCAGTCACTACCAGGCTGGTGCCGTCTGTGGTCATGAAATAACCATCAACCCAGCACACATCCGCAACGTGGCCCAAGTCCACATCGCTCACTTTTGTGATCGCCCCGCCCTTGAAGTAGTACAGGCCACCACCAGACGCAATGGCCAGGCGGTCGAAGCTGTAATCCATTGTCACGTAACCGCCAAAGCCAACATCTCCCAAGACGGTTATCTCATCTGTGGATGAAACGGAAACCAGCTTTGAGCCGATGACACGGTAGCAGGTGCCGCGCCAGTTGATGCCGCCTCGATCTGCGCCGTTTGCGGTTGTGCGCCCACATGACACAATCCCATCAGCCGGGCGCAAATATGAGTCACTGACGCCTGATTGCTTTGGCACAGGCATCATATTGACCGGATACGCTACGCGCACATCCGGCCCATTGTCAGAGTAAATGCCTGAAACGATTGGGATTGATGCCATGATGTGATGAATCAGAACGCGCCGAATTCTTCAATGATAATCACGCCACCTGTGCCGTTGCCGCCGTTGCCAGATGTTGCGCCTGAACCACCACCACCACCACCTGCGCCATATCCGGTGGCCGATGCGCCAGATGCTGCGGTTGTTTCTGAAGCATTGCCGCCATTTCCACCGAATCCGTACATACTGTCTCCCCCACCCCCGCCACCTCCGTATGATGTACTACCAGATCCGCCAATAGACGCACCAGCCGCCAAAGTGGTATTAGATGCTACCCCTGCGGGCTCTCCAGACCCACCAGCAGTTGCAGCAACAGTTGCCCCAAGACCGCCAGCACCGCCAGAGTCCCCCATAAAGCCAGCAGTAGTTGTCGATCCCCATCCAGTTCCGCCGCCACCTGCCGCCGAACCGCCTGATGCTCTGCCTGCTGAGCCGCCTGCGGCTACAACTGTCCAAAAACTGCTATGGCTTCCTACAGTTCCATCTGACCCTGATGATGTTGCACCAGCCCCGCCAGTGCCCACCGCATAATTCACGGTGCCTGGAACACGAATCCAAGCATATTTTGTGGCCCCTGCCCCTGCTCCACTTGCCGCTGGAGCCGTTGCGTTTGTCGATCTTCCCCCTCCACCTCCACCACCAACCACAGTCACCCGGCACCAAGAACCAGGGGATATCGGGGTAAAGGTTCCAGACCCTGATGTGTAGGTTACAACCCGCTGAGGGGCTATGACAACAGGGCCGCTTCCAAATCCGTTAAAGGTGCCGACATTCATCAGAAGTCTCCTGCGCGGTCAACAATTACGTTGAATGTTTCAGCGTTGTGAGTGCTTGCCCTCAAGCTCCAACCAGTCGGCAGAATCAAAGACTGATTCAACAAAGAAGCGGTGAAAGCCTGCACCGTGCCGCTTGGTGTTGCTGCGCTTACGGGCACTTCAACCCATAGTCGGGCATCTGTACCATTGTGCAAGAAAAGGCGCACCATGCCCGCCGTGGTTGTACCAGTGGCGACAATTACCACATCATCAACACGCGAACCAGAAGCGCCAGCGGTGAAGATGGTTGCAATGGTTCCTGTGCCGTCGCGGTTAGTGTTGGCCACGCTCACTTGACCAAAAGCTGCCCGTGGGGTTGCTGCGTAGTTTGCTGTAGTTGACATGGTTTTGCTTTCAAATGATGCCGAAGCCTTGAATCAGATAATCCGGCGTTGCGGGCGGAGATGCGGCAGATATGGTAATTGAGCCTGCGCCATTCAGGATGCTGATATTTGATCCTGCCGTGAGGGTTGCGCGGGTGAATCCGGTTCCGTTGCCAATGTCTAGTTGGCCGTTTGTCGGAGTTGTCCCGCCAGCATTGACCTGCGAGATGGTCGCACGTTTTGTCACTCCATCTTGCACCACTGGCACAAGCTCACCGCCAAGCAATGAGCTGGCAAGTGGTAATCCTGAAATTTTCACGTTTGCCATGTTGATGTCACCATTTGACTTTTATCGGCCCGGTTTCAAACAATGCTGCTGGCTGAACACCAGATTACAGCCCCAGGCGGTAGCTGACGTTAACCCGCCAGATCACGCCAGTATAGACCGGGCAAACTACCGTTGTTGCAGTGTTCACGGCACTGGCTGCGATGCCCGTCGCGCCAAAGTCGAACTCCACAATCTTGTCCACGCCGATACCGCCAGCATCAGAGCCGAGGGTGAACGCGGGAGTGCCGGGGAGATTAGTCGTGGTCACAACGACGGGGGCCGCTGCCGCAGTCAGCGCAGCCGTGGCGCTGCGGGTGATCTGGATACCGTCGATGTAGTGCCGCAAGCCTGCCACGGCGGGCAGCGTTGCGGTCACGGCGGCAGAGGCCGCGCCCGTGGCGGTCACCATCAGCGTTGCGGCTTTCTGGTCACGCACATAGGGGCTGATGGAGTCTGCGGTGTCGCTGTTGATGGTGACTGCCGCAGACCCGCCCGTGTAGGCGGTAAGGCGAATCCGAACTTTTTGCAGGCCCCCAACCGCAGCGCAGAGCATCCGTTGCACGGTTGCCGCGTTCACGGCTTCGGTGACAAGCGGCTGACCCGCTTGCGGCAACGTGCCGCCCACCGAGGCGGGAGCGTAGGGGAACGCGACGAGGCTGTAAAAGTTGACGCCATCGGGGGAGCCATCAAGCGCATAAGTGGCGTTGAAAGTGCCCGTGCCGTTCACAAAAATCACCACCGAGTTGTCACCGTTGAGGTCGTGAACAAGCTCGGCATTGAGCGCAGCCAGCGTGCCCGTCGAGCGACGAGCCTCTTGGTGCGGCATGAAGGCGCCGGATAGGTTGCGTTGGATGCTCATGTGTATTCCTTAGCAGACAATGTATTTGATGGAGAAGTCGCCCACAATCGGCCCTGGTGCTGTAATCAAGACGTAAATCGTGCCAGTGCCAGGGGTCATACCCACAGCGCAGCCAATCAACTCATCAATGTCCCAATCATTGTTGCTTGTAAGCCAGCAGCTTAGGTTTGTAGTTGTACTGACAGTGGCATCGACGATTGTTGTGCTGTACTCATAATAAACAGCGTTCGGCACGTTGATATTAGCAGTTTTGGCAGTGACGCTTCCACCGCCACCACCAGCGGAGCTAATTGTGATTGTGTCTGTTGATGCGTCTGTTGTGATTGTGACGTTTGAACCGGCCACAAGTGTTAGCGTGTCGCTTGTAGTGTCAGCCACTACGTTAGACTGCCCTGCCACTGCAATAGTCGAAAACAGGTTTTGGTCGCCTGTGTTCGTACCGCTAGATGCACCAGAGAAGGTTCCGCTTTGTGTGGCCAGGCTACCAAGGCCGAGCGTGGTGCGCTGTGCGGTTGCGTCAGCATCATCCAGCAAAGCCCTACCTGCGGCAGTACAAGTGATTTCTTCCACCACGCCAGCGCCAGCCGTGGAGCGCCCAAGCAGCCTGTCCGTAGCACTGACGTTCTGAATCTTGGCATACGTCACTGCGCTGTTGTCAACCGTCCAAGTGGCCCCAGAGGCACTCACAGTGATGTCGCCCTTGTCGCCATCGCTTAAGCCAGAGCCAGTTGCTGCTGTGGTCTGTGTAGTGCCATCGGGAAACTTAAAACCATTCAGGGTTGACTCAATCAAACCTGCCGCTTGCACTGTGGTAAAGCGCCCTGTGCTGGCTGTTGTAGCACCGATAGATGTGCCGTTGATTGTGCCGCCAGTGATGGCCACAGCATCGGCATTTTGATTTGCCATCGTGCCATGCACCACTGTCCAATCGATGATTGATGCCACTGGCACATTGCCTGCATCTTTGGCGAGGCATGACACCTGATAGACAATTGCAATTGGATAGGCACTTGGAGTGCCCGACAACGTGTAAGCGCCAGTCGAGGTGGTCAGCGTAACAGTGATTACGGAGCCGCCGGAGGTTTTGGCTGCGTTGTCTGTGGGTCGTCCTGCTGCGTCTGTCGTGACGGCAATACCGTTCGCACTACCGTACTGAGCCGCGACGATAGACGATCCAGTAGGGATGGTGACGCTGCCCGTTGTGCCTGAGCCAACGCTGTAGTAAATTTCGTATTCATTAAGCACATTCTCCAAGGTTGTGACTCGCGCCTCAAGAGCGCCGCCGCCGTTTGCATTTGGAATGATGCCGCGCAACATTGGATTACATGCCTTCGCCGAGGATGATATTCAATGTCGTGCCAGAGGCCGAGATATATGCCAAGGTCGTATCGTCTTGGTCTTTGGTGAACACTTCGATGGTATTGGGCATGATGTGCAAATCTGCCGTTGTAGCAGTTTGCGTGCCTTTACCGATGCGAACTTGCGCCGGGTTTGTTGCGCCGGTGTTCGTAATCCGAATGCTTTTTGTCCCAGCCGGAATTGTCACGGATTGAGATGTAGCATTAGCCGTCAGGTTTTGACCTGAGCCGTATGCCGGATTGAATGCGTATCGTACTGCCATGTTTAAGCTCCGAATTCTTCAATAATGATGATGCCGCCTGAGCCGCTGCCGCCTAAAACTGTTGTGCCACCACCCCAAATATTACAACCTGCGCCACCACCTCCTGCGCCATAGCCTGTGCCGTTTTGTCCAACGAATCCAGCCGAACTGCCGTTGATAGCCCCACCGCCACCCGCTCCGCCAATACCATATAGGCTATCTCCACCACCGCCACCGCCAGCGCCAAAGCCAGGACAGTTACCACCGGCCCCTTGACCAGCGAACAAAATTGTTGACAAGTTTTGAGAGCATCCGGGCATTCTGCCATTAGTGCCAGGGCTGTTTTGCGTCCCTCCACCTTGCCCACCAACGCCACCTACGATGACATGATAAATGTCATTTGGAATTGTGGTGCTTGGATTGCTGCACCACGCTTTCACTGTGTGAAAGAAGCTAGGGTTTCCTGGATTACTGCCAGGAGCGCCGCCAGCGCCTACAGAATAATTTACAGGCCCGGTCAGCATAAGCCATGCAAAAGCAGTGCATCCAGCATCGCCTCCATTCGCCCCAGTGGCTTGCGCTGGGGATACATTTGCGCCACCCCCACCACCAGCCACCACAGTCACGCGAACCCAAGAGTTCACCGCCAGTGGGGTAAATGTGCCGGAGCCGCTGGTGTATCTGACAACCCTCAGCGGCTTGCCAGAAGATGCGTTAGGCGTAGGAAATACTCCCCTCATTACCATGATTTACTCCAATCGAATCATACCGGGGGCGCAGCGATAAATTCTCTGCACACCGTATACCAAACTTTCATCACTGCATCAAAGCGAAGCTTGAAATATCCTGTAGAAGTCATTTCTGTGGGCTCGCCAATGATGGTCGCGCCATTTGCATCAATAGTCAGCGTGTTGATGGCTTGAGTTGTATTGACCATTACCTCTTGACGATCAACGCAATTGGCAACAGCTGGCAGCGTGATAGTGCCAGCAGCATACCCGGCCAGTGGCGTGAGAATGAGCCACACGCTAGAGCTGGTGTTGTTCACCGTCACAGTGAAGCCGGTAGCTGATGGCGAGGCGTATTGCGTCACCTTGTCATCGGCCACAGTTGAATCCGCCAGCACATAAGCCTTGATAACGCTCATGCTGGCTTTGCGTGCGTCACCGTTGCCATTTGAGTAAATAGGCACTTGGTCGCTGCTTGCAACAGCGTCAACCGCCGACAGTTGATTGATGGTCGTCATGTGTGCCTCATTCAAAATCTATGGGCGAATCCGGCCCGACAGTCAGCGGAGAAACCGGCTGATCAAAGAATGGCCGATCAATGTTCATTGGCTTGTTGCCTGCGCCAACAGGTAGCGTGCCGCTGTAGGCCATCTCAATAGGCTGCGTGTAGTGCGCCATCATGGCGTTATAGGCTTCACGCGCTGCAACTTTTGTTTCCAGTGCCACAGCCTTGCCGTAGCTTGGGGCAAGCCTAACGGCCAGACTGGCGACAATCGCTTCATTGGCACGATCTGGCACCGTGGCCACATCGTCTAGATCATCGCCATTTGGTGAAGATGGCAAGGGGAAGCCCAGCCGAATGCCTTTTGCATTCCATGTGGCCATCATCGCATTGAGCTTGCGGAGTGCGGCCTGCCATTGCTCAGGCGTGAGGTCAAAGGCGTAGGAACCCAGCCCAATTTCCTCAAAAGCCTGAGTTATGTAATCACGCTTTGTCCAAGCCATTTAGAGCCGCCTCGATGTTGGCCGCGAGTTTAGCATCAGAAGTGCGCCCGTCAAAACGAATGCCGAGTTCCTTTGCCTTTTCTTCCAATTCTGCGCGGGTTGGGGGTGCATCATCGTTGTCTAGCGTGTTCAACCGCCAGCCTAGCTTTAGATGCGCCGTGATTTCAGACTCGGCAACGATGATGTAATCAAACAGCCCGTTATCTGTTTTGAGCATCTTCCCAGGCTTATAGAGCATCGTGGGATTGATCATTTCTTGCCCTTTGGCTTTGCAGACTTCTTTGCCTTGCGCGCAACATCAAGTGCAATGGCCACGGCTTGCTTTTGAGGCTTGCCCGCTTTCATTTCTTGCTTGA